GTCTACGGGCACAACTGCAACCAATTTGTTGCGCGTGTACTGATATGGTCAAGATTGACTTTGAGTTTGACAGTCCATACGGAAAGTATGCGGACGCTATTGTCTTGCTTGATGGTCAAACCATGACTGATGCAGAGATTGAAGCCATGAAGCAAGCTCGGTACGACAACTGGCTTGCGGCTATCACAACACCTTCGGCTGAGGAATAAGCATGGCTGATAGATATTGGGTAGGCGGCGCAGGAACGTGGGATGCAACCACGACAACCAACTGGTCTGCCACATCAGGCGGTGCTGGTGGTGCGTCTGCGCCTACGTCTGCTGATAACGTCATCTTCAACACACTATCAAATGCCACGGCCTATGCGGTCACTGTAGGCACAAACGCAAACGCACTTGACATCACCATTGCCGGCCCTGCTACGGGCAACGTGACCATCACATCCGGAGCCACAGCGGTTATCAACTGCTACGGTAGCTGGACAAACGCAGCTACGGGCGTTGTGTTTACTACGACTTCTGGCGCGACTATTAATTTTCTGGCGACCACTACAGGCAAGACCATTACGACCAACAACGTGACGATGGGGGCGATGCTTGTCACGCTTAACGGCGTTGGTGGCGCTTGGTCTTTGGGAAGTGCGCTTACTTCAACTGCTACCTTTACTGTAACTGCTGGCACGTTCACAACCACTGCAAGCAATTACGCGATGAGTGTTGGGCAATTAAACTCAAGCAACACAAACGTCAGGTCTGTATCGTTAAACGCATCTGTTGTAAGCATAACTTCTGCAACTATAGTAAATTTTACAACTGCAACCAATCTCACGTTTAATGCTGGCACTTCAACAATCAGTATTAGTAGTAACGGCGCGACAATTAGCGGCGGTGGACAGACTTTCTACAACGTCACCCTTACAGGTGTTACTACGACTACGCACACAATTAACGGTGCAAACACGTTTAACAATTTGACGTTCACAACAAGAACGACTGACGGTATTGGCAATATTGTTGTTTCGGCAGACCAGACCATCAGCGGGACATTGACGTTAGGCGCAACAAATAGCGTACACCGCAGGTTTTTCGTCCGCTCCGACACGATTGGTACTCAACGCACCCTGACAGTTGCTACGATTGCTACGTTGGCTGATGTTGATTTTCAAGACATTGTGGCGGCTGGTGCTTCAGGAACTTTTTCTGGTACAAGATTAGGCAATTGCACCAACAACAGCAACATCACGTTTGTTGCTGGCGCAAACAAATATTGGAATTTAGCTGGCGCACAGAACTGGAATTCAACTAGTTGGGCTACATCGTCTGGTGGCGCTCCAGCAGTAAACAATTTTCCATTGGCTCAAGACACGGCAATCTTTGACAATACAGGCAGTGTTACTGGAACTATAACAATTAATGCTGCTTGGAATTTACCAGCAATAAGCATTACCAAGACAGGCGCAATGACGCTTGCTTCAGGAACAATTGCTCCGCGTATTTTTGGTGGCCTGACTTTGCAAGCCGCCACAGTAACTACTGGCACAGGCGCATGGACTTATGCGGCCTACGGGGTTGCATCAACCTTTACATCTAATACGGCAACCCTCACGCCTCCGCTGACAATTAACGCACCAACAGGAACGGTGACGCTTGCGGATGGATTTACACAGCCAAGCACGGTTACAACCACCCTGACCGCTGGAACGTTGGATTTGGCAAGCTACACGCTGACCACGGGTATTTTGAGTTCAACCAATAGCAACACCAGAGTATTGGCTTTTGGTACTGGCAAGATTGTTTTGACGGGTACAAACACAGTTGTTTATAACGCAGCAACAGGAACTGGTCTTACCATGACCGGGACAAGAACAATTGAGGTTACAGGAGTCGGCCTTGGAGGTGAAACTCGCGTTCTGAACGGCAGTGCTCCTGCGGCTGGTGGTTCTGCCGCAAACGCGGCTAATTTTTATATCCAAGCAGGTGCTGACATTATTTCGCTTGGCACAGCAAACCGTGTGTTTGGAACGCTAAACTTTACTGGGTTTTCCGGGTCAACGCTTGCTAACATTTCACCGCAAATTTACGGTGATGTAGTGCTTTCCAGCGCCGTTGGTTTTTCTGTTTCTGGCGGCACTAACACATGGACTTTTGTGGCTACCACAGCCCAAACCATTACTAGCAACGGCAAAACCATTGACAATCCAATTAGGTTTAATGGAATCGGTGGAACATGGGCAATGCAAGATGCTCTGACCCTTGGATCAACTCAGTCGCTAACAATGACTGACGGCACGGTAAAACTCAAATCAGGTACAACCAACACGGTGGGTTCTTTTGTTACCAGTGGTACAAACCAGAAGTTTCTGTCAGCAACAACCCCCGGATCGCAAGCCACTCTATCTGATGCCAGCGGTACAAACAGCGTTAGCTACCTCACTATCCAAGATAGCAATGCTACTGGCGGTGCAACTTTTGATGCTACGAATGCTACAAACGTAAACGCAGGCAATAATCTAGGATGGGATTTTAGTGATGTTGCTGTTGGGGGAAGCGGTAACACTTTTGCTTTTGGTTTTGGGTTTAGAATTTAATCATGGCAAAGAAAAAAGGCCCGGTTCTTTCTGTTGGTCGGGGCGAGAAGCTACCGATCTCCAAGGGGGCTGGTCTGACTGCTAAGGGTAGAGCTAAGTACAACGCAGCTACGGGCAGCAACCTAAAGGCTCCACAGCCCCAAGGTGGCCCACGCAAGGACTCGTTCTGCGCCCGGATGTCAGGTATGCCGGGGCCGATGAAGGATGAAAAAGGCAACCCAACCCGCAAAGCAGCGGCTCTTGCAAGATGGAAATGCTAAATGCCTAGCACTAGCAAAAAACAGCACAACTTCATGGAGGCGATAGCTCACAGCCCGAGCTTTGCCAAAAAAGTAGGCGTTCCACAGTCCGTGGGAAAAGATTTCAGCAAAGCCGACAAAGGCAAAACTTTTAAACGAGGTGGTGATATGGCTACAAAAGGTATGAACCCATTTGCAAAATTTGAAAAATCCGGCAAAGATGTCGAGAAAAAGGGCATGAAAGAAGGCTCTAAAGCTGACATGGCACTGGATAAAAAACAAATGATGGGCATGAGTCACGGTGGTATGCACAAGATGCCAGACGGAAAAATGATGAAAGACTCTGCCATGAAACGTGGTGGCATGACTAAGATGGCCGGTGGTGGGATGCCCATGAAAGATGGCAAACCTTCCTTTGTCGGTGATGGCAAAGGCATGATGAAAAAAGGCGGCATGACTAAGATGGCTAAAGGCGGTGGTATTGAGTCCAAAGGTAAAACCAAGGGCACAATGATCAAGATGATGGGTGGGGGTAAGTGTTAATGGCTGCTCCTACTAAACAAGAAATTGCCGATGCACGTGACGAACAAAAAGGCACGGTTGATAAGGCATATGCAAAATCTCTAACTGTTACAGAGCAAGCCCCTGCCCCCGCACAGAAACCATCTGCCCCGGTAGTCAAGAAAGCCAAAGGTGGCTCCATTGACGGCATAGCCCAGCGCGGTAAGACTCGCGGCAAAATTTGTTAAGGAATTAACATGAAAAAACGTAACTTTGCTGATGGTGGGGAAACTGAAGATATGGTTGTCCCAGAAAACGAAGAAAATGCTAAAGCGCGATTGTCGGCGCGGATGTCAAAAGATATTTCTGTTCCTGAAGAAGAAGAACCGGACAGAGTGTTTGCAGCACCAAACAGGTTCTCACCTAAACCTCAAGACTTTAAGTCTGCTTTTGCAGAGGCACGTTCTGCTGGCAGCAAAACGTTTGAGTTTAATGGTAAAAAATACACTACTGATTTAGCAAAACCCACTGCTCCTGCTGCAGCAACAACTGCAAAATCTGACTTTCAAAAGATGGAAAAAACACCATCAAAATTAAAATACCAGTCATTGAAAGATCGGGCTGAAGAGTACGCCATGAAAAACAAGGCGGTTGGCACGGGTATGTATGGAACTAAAAAATCAGAGCCTGAAACAAGGACGCCCAAACGCGCTATGAATCTTACGGATATGGTGGGTCTAAGTAGTCAATACGCCAAAGGCGGCTCCGTTTCGTCCCGTGCAGATGGCATTGCCCAACGGGGTAAGACCCGTGGAAAGATTTGTTAAATGAGAACCTCCCGTGGTATGGGGGCCATTGACCCTAGCAAGATGCCTACCGGCAAACGCAAGAAGCGCCGTGATGACACGGATTTCACGCAATATGCTGAAGGTGGGAAAGTTGGCTTGTGGGCCAACATTAATGCCAAACGCAAGCGAGGCGGCAAAATGCGGAAACCCGGTTCTCCGGGCGCTCCAACTGATCAAGCATTTATAGATTCGGCTAAATAATGACTACTTCAGGCGTTGCTAACTTTGACATGGACCTGAGTGAGGTTATTGAGGATGCGTTTGAACGCGCAGGCTCTGAACTCCGCACGGGCTATGACATGCGTACAGCGCGTCGGTCACTTAACATCATGTTTGCTGACTGGGCCAACCGGGGCATCAACATGTGGACGATTGAGCAGGGATCGTTTACCCTAACTCAAGGTTTAAACACATACGCTCTGCCGGTGGACACCGTAGACTTGCTTGAGCATGTTATCCGCACCGATGCCAACTCAACATCTAACCAAGCAGACCTGACCATCACCCGCATCAGCGTCAGCACCTACGCCACGATGCCTAACAAGTTGCAGCAAGCGCGTCCTATTCAGGTCATGGTTCAGCGTAATTCGGGGCAGACTTCCGCTACAACGCTGACCTTGAACGGAGCAGTGACTGCCACAGCCACCACAATCACCCTAAGTTCAGTTGTGGGACTAGCTGCTGCTGGGTACATTAAGGTGGACAGCGAGATCATCTATTACAGCTACATCGTAGGGAATGTCCTGACAGACTGCGCTAGAGGTCAGGCAAATACCACCGCAGCCACGCATACAACCACCACAGCCGTGTATGTATCAAATCCTCCTGCAATCACCGTATGGCCTACACCCGATGGCTCCCAGACCTATACCTTTGTGTACTGGCGGCTGCGTAGGAACCAGAACGCCGGGGATGGCTCAGATACGATGGATGTACCGTTTAGGTTTATCCCCTGTGTAACAGCAGGACTAGCCTATTACTTAGCTTTAAAGCTACCCAATGGCATGGAGCGTTTACAGGTTTTGAAGATGCAGTACGACGAGGCTTGGCAGTTTGCTCAAGACGAAGACCGGGAGAAAGCTGCTGTGCGCTTTGTGCCCCGGCAGATGTTTATTAGCTAATCATGGGCAATCGGTTTGCTTCAGGCGTATACACAATACACAATACGGTGTCTGGTAACACCTATATAGGCTCATCTCGGGCTTTTAAACGGCGGTTTATGCAACACCGTGCCGCATTGCGCGGCGGAAAACATCAAAACAGACATCTACAATATGCATGGGACAAATATGGTGAGTCGGCTTTTGTCTTTAAGGTAACTCTAGTCTGTGCGCCAGAGCAAGTGCAAGACTATGAGCAACGGCTAATTGATGGCCTACGCCCAGCTTACAACCAATCGCGTAGTGCTTTTTCTGGAATTCCTATTGGAGGCACTTGTACACCGGCGCATAAGGCAAAAGTTGGGGAAGCATCCAAGGAGTTGTGGGCCAGTCCTAAATATCGTATTATGGTAACGATGGCAATTCGTAACGCTATGACACCAGAAGAATGCGTAGAACGTTCAGCACGTACCAAGGCACTTTGGGACGATCCTACATACCGCGCTAAAGCTGTAGCGGCAAGACTCGGCCGCGCCACTAATAAGGGCTATAAGTGCACACCGGAACAAGTATTTAATCGGCAACGTGCAGCGCGTATCTCTAACATTAAGAGAAATTATGGGCTGGACTGGAGGGTAGAATACTGCCGTCGATATCCAGAATACGCAGGGGATGTAAATGGGCAATAGGTTTGCCTCGGGCAAAAACGCCATAAGTGAATGTGATCGCTGCGGTTTTAGGTTTAAACTCAAAGAGTTAAAAAAAGAAGTTGTTAAGACCAAAACAATCAATATTTTGGTATGTCGGAGTTGCTGGACACCTGATCAACCACAGTTGCAATTAGGCATGTACCCGGTAGATGACCCGCAAGGTCTACGGAACCCAAGACCTGACCGGAGTTACACAGTGTCTGGTATTTTGATTGACGGCTACTCAGGTGAAGGCAGTAGGATTTTTCAGTGGAACTGGAACCCGGTAGGTGGTTCTAGGGCAAACGATGATGGACTGACACCAAACTACTTGGTAGCAGCATTAGAACTTGGTTCAGTTACAGTAACTTAGGAGTTGATATGGACAAGGCAGATTTGAAGCAGGACAAGAAGATGATGGCAGGGGCTGTGCATAAGCATGAAAAAGCTATGCATCCCGGCAAAACCATGACCAAGTTTGCCAAAGGTGGCAAGACAGACATGGACATGATGAAGTATGGTCGTGGCATGGCTAAAGTAATGAACCAGAAATCTGGTCGTGGAGGTTAATATGGCTAAGTTCAGTAAAAAACTTATGGGCAAAGAAGTTGGTAGTGCTGCTGTTTATGCAAAACCACACACCATGTCAGGCAAAGTTGTAACCATAGATAAAAATCCCGGTTCATTGCCTAACCAAAGCATATTGGCAAACAACCGTGCGGCGGTTGGTAATATTTACAGCAGTGAGCAACCCGGTACAAAGACCTCTGGCATTAAGATGCGCGGTACTGGTGCAGCCACTAAAGGTCTGGTGTCTCGGGGTCCGATGGCATGAATTATGCTTCTTTGGTTTCTGCGGTTTCCTCGTATACAGAAAATACCTTTCCTACGACGGACATGAATGTGTTTATTACGCAGGCAGAAACTCGTATATACAACGCCGTACAGCTTCCAAACCTAAGAAAAACCGCAACAACAGCCCTAACAGCAAGTACGCCGTACTTTAATGCGCCAAATGATTTTCTGTCCGTATACTCATTTGCGGTAGTTAACGCCGACGGTAGCTACACATTTTTACTAGACAAAGATGTTAGTTTTATTCGTGAGGCATACCCCAAACCTACAACAACAGGAACACCCAAGTACTACGCTATTTACGGGCCTCAGACTACGGTTACAGAATTAC